AGAAACAGTAAGAAAAGCATCTGAGATGTATCTTATAAGTGGTAACCAGAACAACAGCACCCTTGAAGACCATCACAAACTACAAGGACTTTCTTTAGTTGAGAGTTGGATCGTAGAAGATGAACTAAATGATAAATCTCGTAAATACAATCTTGATGTACCTGTAGGTACTTGGATGGGAGTAGTTAAAGTAAACAACAAAGAAGTTTGGGATGATTATGTAAAGACAGGCAAAGTAAAAGGATTTAGTATAGAAGGTTACTTTGCAGACAAAGCTGAAAGATCAAAAGATACTAGGTTTATGTCGCATGGCGACAAAACCATTAAAGACTTAGCAAAGATAGAGGAAGAAGAAGCAGAAGAATTACTATCACAAGTAAAAGGAATTATTAGAAACGACAAAAGATACAAAGCAGGTAAAAGATTGATATTTGAAAGTTTTAGTGATTACCCAGATGCAGTAAAGAACAATGCAAAGAGGGGTATTGAATTAAACAAAAAAGTAAACAATAAATGTGCAACTGATGTTGGCAAAATAAGAGCACAACAATTAGCACAAGGCAAAGCAATAAGCGAACAAACAGTAAGTCGTATGTATTCTTTCTTGTCAAGGGCTGAGGAATATTACAAACCAGAGGACAAAGAAGCCTGTGGTACAATATCATATTTACTTTGGGGTGGTCTTGCAGGTAAAAGATATGCAGAAAAAAAACTCAAAGAGTTAGGCAAGTTAGAATTATATAGCGAAAAGGTCAATGATGACTTTGCGATTATTATGGATAGACTAGCTTATTCATCCAAAGAGATGGCAGAAAAGATTGCAAAAGATATTGGTTGTGATGGCATACACGAACACGAGTTTGAAGATATGACTTGGTATATGCCTTGTGAACAACACGCACTTACAGAAGAAGAATTTAAAAAATACAAATGCCCAAAGGGATATAAAAAAGATTATCAGAAACACAAGTGCGTAAAGATGGCAGAGATAGGTCCTAGAGGTGGTATTAGAAAAAGTCCAAAAGCACCAAAGTCAGGCACACCAAATCCAAGTCCAAAAGGTCAAGGTACGGCAAAAGGGGATGCTTCTACAAGTAGAGGTGCAAAAGTAAGTAAGAAAGATGAAGCGACATTACAAAAAAAGTCTGATGATTTTAACAAAAGATACAAAGACAAACTAGGATATGGTGTAACAGTCGGACAATTAAAGGCAGTATTCCAAAGAGGATTAGGTGCATTCAATGTATCACATAGTCCTAGAATACAATCGCCAACTGCTTGGGCACAAGCACGAGTAAATGCGTATTTATATTTAGTAAGAAACGGCAGACCACAAAATCCTAAATACACAGGCGATTTTGATCTGTTACCAAAAGGACATCCAAAAAGTAATAAAAAATAAAAGATATGGAACTACAAAAATTTAGAAAATACATAAACAAAAAAACCAAGTTATCTTTAGTAGATGATATAGACAATGAATTAAAATCCTTAGTATCAGAGTACAATTCTTTAAGTAAATTACATCAAGAATATATTGAAAAATTTAGAAAAGCAGAAATTTTAGGACAGAAAAGAGATCAAGAAGAAAAACAAATATTAAATAAAGCTAGAGGTTTTGAACAAAAAGTAGATAAATTAAAACAAGCAGGAAAAGAATTAGGTGTAGATGTCAACGCAGCATATTATGAAAAACAAATAAACGATTTAAAAACTGCTGTAAAAGGCAAAATGTATGCATAAATTAATTCAAAATAAAAGATATGAAAGTACCTAGTTACACAAGCCCTAAAGGTGGGAGGAGAGCTTGTCTTTGCAAAGATGGACTGACTTACAAGATAGAGTGTTGCACAGGAGAACTTCACGCACAGGGCATTGGTGCGTTGAAAGGTGGTAGTAATGCCAGTATAAATGGTGTATCACGAACAGGATAAAAATGCAAAATAAATTTTAAAAAGCGATATATAGTTATGAAAGCGACAGAAGTATTAAAACAAGTGAAAAACATTCTTGGAGTTGAGTTATCTGATATTCAATTAGCAGAACTCAAGTTAGAGAATGGAACTGTTTTGGAAGCAGAGGTTTTCGAATCAGGCAAAGAAGTTTTTATTAAAACGGAAGATGAAAAAGTTGCTCTACCAGTTGGAGAGTACGAACTTGAAGATGCTAGAGTTCTTGTTGTTGAGGAAGAAGGTATGATTAAAGAAATCAAAAATGCAGAACACGAGGAAGATGAAAAGGAAGATGAAGAAAAAGTTGATGCTAGATATGTAACAAGAGAGGAGTTCAGAAAAGAAATGGATGAATTGAAAGAGCATATCAATAAGATGATGGATCATAAAGACAAAGAAAAGATGTCAAGTGATTTGCAAGAAGAAGTATCTTTAGCAGTAACGGAAGTTTTGAATAGTGAAGCAGAAGAAAAAGAAGCTCTAAAACAAGAGTTATCTAAACCTGCTGCCGAGCCACTCAAACATAGTCCAGAACAAGAAAAGTCTAGTAGAGGGTTCAAGTTTGCACAAAACAGAAGAATGTCCACGTTAGATAGAGTAATGGAACAAATAACAAATAAATAAATATAAATAATTATGGCAGTTTTAACACACGTTAATAATGATGTTGTAAGAATTAAAAATGATGTTGATGCAGTATCAGCAGCAGTAACTCTTACATCAGCAGATAGTGGTAAATGGTACGAACTTGCTGCATCAGCAGGGGTTACAGTAACATTACCGGCAGTAGAATCTGGACTAAATTTTAGATTTGTTGTAGCAAACGCATTTGATACATCAAATTATATCATTGATAGTGCAGAAGGAGATAATATAGATGGAATTTTAGTAGTAAATGGTGCATCTGTAGCAGCTTCAGGAGAGGACCAAATTAACTTTGTAGCATCAGCAGAATCAGTAGGAGATTTTATCGACATCTGGTCAGATGGTAACAAGTGGTATGTTTGGGGTATCGGAAACGCATCAGGTTCAATTACAGCTACTGATCCAAGTTAATAAATAAATAAATAAATAAAAGAGATATGGCTACTACAACAAGTATAACAACTTCATATGCAGGAGAGTTCGCAGGTGAGTATATCGCTGCTGCTCTATTGAGTGGGGTTACATTATCACAGGGTGGTGTTAGTATCAAACCTAACATCAAATTCAAAGAGGTGATCAAAAAATTAGCATTAGATAGTATTCTAAAAGATGCTAGTTGTGATTTTGATCCAACTTCTAACGTAACATTAACAGAAAGAATCTTACAACCAGAGGAATTTCAAGTAAACCTACAACTTTGTAAAAAAGATTTCAGACAAGATTGGGAAAGTGCATCAATGGGCTTTAGTCAATATGATAACCTACCAAGAAGATTTAGTGATTTCTTAATTGCACAAGTTGCAGCAAAAGTTGCAGAAAAAGTAGAGCAAAACATTTGGCAAGGTGCTACTGCAAATAATGGAGAGTTCAACGGCTTTCAAGCATTATTAGCAGCAGATAGCGATGTTGTTGATGTTTCTGGTACTACACTTTCAGCATCTAACATTATTGACGAGCTAGGCAAAGTAGTAAATGCAATTCCAAGTGGAGTTTACAACAAAGAGGATTTAAAGATTTATATTCCTACAAGTGCAGCAAAGTTTTATATTCAAGCTCAAGCAGCATTAGGTTATAGAGAATTGTATCACGTTGGTAAAACAGATATGAACTTTCAAGGGATTCCATTATTTACTGCACCAGGGTTAGGTAATGACAAAATGGTTGCAGCAGAATCATCTAACTTATTCTTCGGAACTGGTCTTTTAAATGACTGGCAAGAAGTTAAGTTGATTGATATGGCTGACATTGATGGCTCACAAAACGTAAGAGTTGTTTTAAGAGGAAGTGCAGGAGTACAACACGGCATCGGATCAGATATTGTATTGTATTCTTAATATTGTTTAACATAAGAAAGGTAGGTGGGGTATATGCCTACTTACCTTTTTTTATAAAATTTTAAATTATGGCTTGTACATTAACAAAAGGAAGAGAGTTACCTTGTAAATCAGGGGTAGGTGGATTAAAGTCTATTACGTTTGCAGATTTCGGTACATTAGGTGCTTTGACTATCGCAAATGATTTGATAACAGACTTTGGTGGTTCGCCAACATTTATGAAGTTTGATGTAAAAGGGAACTCTACAATGGATACTACTGTAACATCATCAAGAGAGAATGGTACAACATTCTATGAAACTACAGTAGTGATGAACTTGATCTTCCAAGAAGAAAAAACTCAAGCAGAAATTAAATTACTAGCAGTATCAAGACCTCACATTATTGTTGAGGATTACAATGGCAATTTCAGATTAGTGGGTAAAGATCACGGATGTGAGCTTACAACAGGTACATTCAGTAATGGTGCAGGGATGGCTGATTTATACGGCTATTCTTTGACATTTGTTTCACAAGAAACAGAAGCACCAGACTTTATTACAACTGCTGCTTACAATGCAGAAAGTCAGGGAACACAGATTGATGTAAATTAATTTTAGTATTTTGAGTAAAGAAAGGGGGCTTATGTCCTCTTTTTTTTTGCACCTATACAAAATATCCTTTATATTTCGATATATAAGTATGAAGGTTTTGACAACGAGTAGTTCTGCACAGAATATTGATGTAATACCAAGAACATACGCATCATCATATACTTTAAAATTAAGAGATACAAGCAAGAACAAAGAAGTGTTTTCATCAAGTGTTAGTGCTTCTGATAATGGCAATTTCAAAAGATTGTCTGCAACTTTTAGTCCTGTACTCAAAGAGGGTAGATACTATGATATGACTTTGATAAGTGGTAGTGCAACTGTTTACAAAGACAAAGTATTCTGCACAGACCAAACCATCAATCAAGCAAACAACAATCATTATGATATAAATAATGGACAGTTTACATTTGATGAAACATCAGGATCACACGATAACGATTACATTATAGTATGAACGATTTAAGAGTTATAAATTTAAGTAGTTACACCACACCTAAAGTTGTTGAATACAAAAACAAAGAATGGATAGGTTATGGAGATGATAACAACTACTTTAAATATCTTATAGATAGATACAATGGTAGTCCAACAAACAATGCTATTGTAAATGCTATCTCTGCTATGATTTATGGAAAAGGTTTAGATGCTACAGATAGCAACAGAAAACCAGAAGAATATGCAAAGATGATTTCTTTGTTTAACAATGATTGTATAAGAAAACTTTGTTATGATTTAAAATTAATGGGACAATGTTCTATACAGATAATTTATTCTAAAGATAGAAATACAGTCGCACAAGTAGAAC